TTGACTTTTAATAGTTAGACTTTCTCCATATTGGTTCATAGCTGTATCTCAAAGCATCTATGATATGGTTATTAGCATCTGGATATCCAGATATCGGATTACCATCCTTATCCCTCTCATACTCATATTTTGATAATTCTTCATAGGCTGCCGGTGTTCTTGCCCGGTCTATAACAATGTGCCTTACCTGCAGCCACTTCATTCCATATTCAATCGAACCGGGTCCTTTTATTGCTTCCCTTGCCGGAATCCCCATATCCTTATAATCATTTACAGATTTCTTTTCTGCTGAATCGCAGATAATCGGATAATCATCATATTTATGGTTCTTTATCCACTTTCCAGTCTTTTCGTTGCTCTGCTTATTCACATAATTTTCTGCAATCAGGTAGATAGTCTCTGCATTCCGGTTATAGTAAGACCTTATAAATGCGTAATGGTCTGGATACCATCCCCAGTCAACACCTTGATATATTCTGTCAAATGTGGCTATTTCTTCATCTGTAATTGTTCTGAATTCCAGATATTCAAAGACTGCACCACCGCTTCCATTTGCCTTACCCATATATTCATTCTCATAGGCATCCGGATTGGTTTCTTTCAAATGCTCCGCTTCTTCTATGAAATCTTCGCCTAACCATTCCGGTGGAACATCCAGATATGTGCTGCGTATAACCATCATGGAATCCTTAGGTGTTGCAACATACTGATTTACCCAGCAATTCGCACTTTTGGGCGGATTAAATATCTTAATTATGTATGCACCACTGCCACCACGGATTGCAGACTGCTCAATTTTACGAACTTCCTCTTCTCCGCTGAACTGATCTAATTCTTCAAAGATTAATATTCCAATAAATCCAAACGGTGGCTTAATGGACTTTATCTTTGCCGGATCATCTGCTCCTCGGAAGAAAACCTTTTGTCCGGTTGGTTTATATGTAATTTCCAGTGGTGATAATTTAAAGTCCCAATTTTCCCTTACAAACATGGGATTCTCTGCCTGCTTATCACATCCCCATGCCATCTGTGCATATACAGAATCCCTCAGTGTATTTGCTACTTTACGAACTACCAGACAATGCATTTGTGGATTATTCATCATTATTTCATATGGAATTTCCATGCCACAGGATGATTTTGTGGAACCACGTCCACCGGGGAAAACATATTCTCTATGTCCATGCTTCCGCATATCTCTGACTGCCGGATGAAACACATCTGCAATGGTATCCAAATCAGTATGATATATTCCACGGTTCAATGCTTCTTCTCTCTGCCTTTGTATCTCTTCCTGCTCTTCCTTTATTTTTAGAGACTTTTCCAAGTCAGCACAGGCTTTTAAGATATCTCCGTTTTCCGGTGTAAATCCAAAATCATCCTTACGTTCCCCTCTAGCAATGGATGTTCTGATTCTCTGTATTTCTGCTATATTACATATTCGCTCATCATCAATCTGTTTCTGTCTCTCCGCTATATAAGCCGCTACGTGAGGTTTCTTGAGGTTATCCGCACCTGTTCTATAAGCTGTCCTCTGTGAGTAACCTGCCCTCTTTGCAGCTTCGGTCGCATTTCCTGTCTCAATATAATAATCAGCAAATGCCTTTTGTTTAATTGTTAATTCATCCTGCACTTACTCACCACCTTCATCCTCTAAATAATCAGCCGGTAATAATAGCCTATCCGTCATTAAATACATCTTTCCATCTATATCCTCAAATAATGGCTCCGTACCGTTATAAATGATGTAATCATATCCATCCGCAATAATGCCGTCCTGCTCTTCCAGTTCCACTTCTTCGTCCGATATTACTTCTATAGGGCATACCGATATTACTTCCCTAGTATCTTTCTTATATGTTACTATTGTCACCATTCCCCACCGCCTTATATATCTCCAGTAGACAAATCAGGGCATCCGCCTGTGATGATGTCCGTATGATTTCAAATGTCTGGTCTTTCCATTCTCCAAGTCTTTCATAATAATGAAATACCTTTGTGGATAGAGATACCATAGGAATGAACCGGTTCTGCTCTACTGAATAAAACTGGCTGCGGTTAATACTGATTGCCAACCCGCTCTGTAATATTGCCATCTGAAGCTTTTTCATCTTGCTATTGATATTCACTCTTCCACCTCATTCACAATAAAAAAAGAGCCGGATACATAGATTTCTCTACATATTCGGCTCTTGGCTCTAAGTTAATCATAACTTATTTTCATGTTTTAGTCAATTTATTATAACTACTTTGCATAAAAAGATACCGCACCCTTTTGGGATATGGTATCTTCTTAACAAGCACCCGGGTTCGCACCGGGGTCTCCTCCATCAAGGGCTCTCCTCGTCCTGAGCTATCACTTGTTAAGATGAGAATACCATAATTTATATACTCTTTCAACCATCTTTTTCTCCTGGGTAGTAAGCTTTGCTGCGCCTTTCTTACTATCATCCTCATTGTGCAAATAACCATGATGTGTATGTGGTTGCATACCATGATGCAGGTGATCTAAATTTATGCTCTTACTTCTTTTATTTTTATTGTCAAAATAGGTAATACTTAATAACTCATCACCACCAACAGTTACATAAACACGACCTTTAGTCATAGTTTCCATGAGAGTTTCCGAATCACGGTTGTTCTTTTTTACAAATTTTATATTTCCATCCTGATATACTGTATGATATTGACTCCCATACGGCTTATCGTTTCTACTTATCCCACTACTTGCTCCTCTGCCGCCCATTACTAATACCCCATATTACGAAGAATATCTTTTTCCATACGACGTTGTGCCCTTGTATATGATGCTGATGTAATTTCTCTGGTTGTTGCTTCACCGAAGCTATTCACAAATGTTTTCTGCTTCTTTTCATCCGGCTTTTTTCTTTTAGCCATTTCATTTTTTACTTCATTGTATTTTTTTCTGGAATTATTCATCTTTTTCTGCACATCATAATATTTTTGTGGCATTCCATTTCCTGGTACTGACTTTGATGCTATTTCATCCATTTGCTTTTTATAAGTTTCCATTTCTAAATTGTATTTTTTTGCCAAGCCTTCTAATTTCATGTCACTCTTTGAATCGGTACTTGTTTTCTTACTTAATCCTGATTTACTACCACGTCCACCGAAAAACTGTAAATTTATTTTTATCACCACTGTGCTACCTCCGCTTTTCTGAACTTATCACTAAACTGCTTAATATGTACGATATTTCCTTTGCATTCCTCTGGTACATTCCCGTAAAATATAATCTGTGTAGGCTCTAGCCTTTTCATCATTTCCATATATCCTGCAAAGAATCTCTGTTTGCTTTCCTTACTGTTCTGTGTACCAACAGAAGAAACTGCAACAACACTATGTGTAGGTTCTCCATCAAAGCACCACCCAAACGATTCCCGGCCACTCCAACATATCGTAGGAATGACATTGATTCCATGCATTTGCCAATATGCTCCTAGCCAATGTTTACGATAGTGGTTATATATCTGCAACGGCTTCGGGAAATCCGTATACAAACTAAAATCCGGTGTCAACACATACTTGAACCGTTGTAGCATTGGAATATATCTATCCGGATCTGTCCATACTCTGGTAAATTGGTAATCGTCCAGAAAGAAATGTACTGCCTTGCTCTCTGGATTCTTCGCACTCTTAGCATAATTAAATCCAATAAACTCTGCATTCTCAAATTGTGTAGGTTCTATCTCTGGTATCTCATACTGCCCGATTCCATCAAATAGCATCCGCTGTGCATTTTCATAATTTCTCTGTGATTTGTAACTCAACCTATTTCCTCTCTACTTATTATTCTCCACGAAAAAAGCACCATGCTTATGCACAGTGCCTATTAATCTTCTTTTATTGGGGAGTAGGCACCCTTTCGAGTGCCCATGAGTTATGAAGTTCCGGAAAGGTCTTTTGCCTTTTCGGCTTAATAACATATTACTACACCAAAAACGAAATGTGTGAAAAAAACGAAACTATTTTTATTTTTTTAAATATTTTTTTAATTCCATTCTTGCACTATCCGCCGAAGTGCTACCACCTATCCGTTCCGCCACCTGCTCCCATGATAACCTTTCAAAATACTTAAGCCTTACAAGTCTCTGGATCCGTGCCGGTGCATTTGCCATCCACTTCTCTACCTTAATCTTCTTGTATCGCGCTTTTACCATCCTATCCTGCAGCAACTGTTTTTCTTTTTCCAGCTCAGATGATTCCATGTAATGCTCTACCTGTCCATTAATATTGAAACTCTGTGCCTGGTATGGGAAATCCGGATTACTGCCAGATACTTTATCATGTACCATCTCTGTTTTTCGCAGTTTCTTTATATCTGCTTCGGTTTCTTTTACCAGTTCACATGCATCTATGTAATCTAATAATATATCTTTGTTCAATTTCATTCCTCCTGTTTTTGGGTATAAAAATACCGCCAGCAAATACTGGCGGTTGGTATATATGCTTATTTACTTGAACAAATGTTTGAATTTTTGAGATTCCCCATAAAGTGCCGGAAATACTTCATCGTACCTTTCTTCTTCCCAAAGGAATTTCGCAAATAATTCGCAAAAATGATAATCCAGCTTTCTTCTATCAACAACATCCAATACTTTTGTTTCATATTCTGCACTGCTTACTTTTTGCCCGCTATCTATCTTCTCCCTGAAATAATCCATAATATCATACAAAGCAGACAACTGTTTTCTAGTTATTTCACAATCATATAGATATTTACAAAATTCGCTTCCAGTCCTTAATAAATCCATTCTAAATTCAATAAAATCCAATCTTTCTTCCAATTCCATTGTAAAACCCTCCAATCTTTTGTTATAAAAAGATTATACCACTTCACCGCCAGTATTCAATTTTCAATGTGCAAAAGTCGAGTGTTATCGACAAATTAAAGTTCTTTATTCATCACTCCGCTTAATTTCTACTGCCTGTCCACAATGCCAACAATACACTATGTCACTAGTTAAAGTGTTCCTGCGTTCCTTCCAGACTTCATTATGTGTCCCACAGGACGGACAGGTGCATTTATCCATTCGAATGGGTTCCATTGTTGTCTGCTTCTCCACAGCCACCCGGCATTCTTCCAATGTGCCGATTGCATGATACTGCTGCACTTCTTCTAGTGTTTTAATTGCTACTTCACATGCCTGAATCTCTTTTTTACAGTTCTCAAGATTGCTATAATACTCACCCAGGTTTTTCTCCATTACTGCAAATACCTTTGGCATTATTAACATCAATTCAGCCAAAGCATTCCTTGATTGTTCCATAGCGTTTTGAATAAATACTTTTGCTTCATTCTCCGTCATAGCTGCTCCTTCCTCTAACAGTTCCGGATTATCCAGATTTATTACCAATAACCTCCTATGGATAGCGTTCATCTACAAAATACCCCTAACATAATCCATGATGTATTTTCCTTTTTGCAACGGTCCCTATATAAAATCCTATATTTTCATACCCATACCTATAATCATCTCTATCATGTTCACCATATTTAGCCAGTCCCATATATGACCATCTACACCAATGTTTTTCCTTGGTTTTTCTGTAAAAGAATATTATTCTCCCAAATTAATGTACTATTCTTATCTTTCAGTTTTGTCTCTGTTTTCTCTCTGGTAATCCTATATGCTATTTATGCGTTAACATATTGTCTCTTCTTTTTTACCCGCTCTATACGTTTTCCATTCATGACACCATATCTATATGCAATAGTTACTGCATCTACTAAATTGTATTTATTCCAAATATCTTTAAAAACTGCATGATCTTCCATATTATCAATATGATTTTTTGTTGCTCTAAACAATTCTTTTTTTATTTTCCGGCACTCCAAGCAATTCTCCATTACTTGAAGTGCTTCTTTAATCCGTGTTTCCGGACATTGCCCTAACATTTCCTTTCTAGCCTCCGATGATGCTCCCATATACCCTTCTGCCAATTCACGACACATATCATACATTACATGATCTTTATTTAACACCAATGTTCCTGTGTCCCTTTCAAAAAATACCGTAAGACTTCCAATTTTTGTTCCTTCCTTCCAATATCCTAAAAAATGATTCACCTGCTCTGTCGTTAAATCAGCCAGTCCACATGCCTTAATATCTAATTCTTCACTAATTACTTCATACATAAATTATTACCTCCACTTTATTCATACTTAACCTTTTTCTAATATTTTTTGCAACTTATCTTTCATTTCCACTGACATTGGAACACACTCTTCCTGATCAATCTTTTCTTCAATTACCCTGTCTGTTCTTTTTTCCAATAACATATCCATATTCCTATTAGTTTTATCAATTAAAACCCTTATATCTTTGGGCATTTTGGATATCTGCTTTTCTCTTGCGACTACAGTTCTATACGTTCTCATGAAATTTGATTGTACGACGTTTTCAATGCTTTCCATATCTGTCTGGCTCCAATTTCTTAATTGCTCTGGTGCTCCAACAGCTTTCTGTACTAAGGGTGGTAACTTATCAAATTCCTGCTCAGCACCATAGTAGCCATTTCTCAATGCTTTACTTACAAGCAACCATGCTTCCATTTCATTCAACTCTCTTGAAGTGTTTATCAATTGTAATTTATCAATTAACTGTCCAACACTTGGAGCAAATCCGCTACTGTCAGACACTATGTATGCCCTTAATGCTGCTGAGATTTCCTGATAACTATACTCTGTCAACAATTCACACCATACATTCACTGTAACCGTCTTATTTGGTGGTTTATAATTTGGATATGCTGCTTGTACTGCCATCAATATCTCCTGCGTCTCTTCTCTAGTCACTAAGCATCCCTCCATTCATCAAAGACATTCTCCTTATTGCCAGCAGACTTTAATTCATAAATGTTCTGCCAACAATTCATTACAGATTGGTCAAGAATTCTTATTGCCAGCTCATTATCTTCACCGGATATTTTTTTTAACCGCTCCATTGCCATGCTTATTGCTCTCTCTGTCATTGGCTTTTTTATCTTTACACGCATCTCAACAAATGCTGCAAATGCCTGATTTAATTTTTCATCGTATGGATAATAAACATCCGCTTTTTTCTTAGGTGCTTTAGCACCTTCTTTTTTATTCTTCTTTCCTTCTTCTCTTCTTTCATTCTTTATATTCTTTCCTTCTTCTATTGTTGACGTTAGCTTGTCGTTAGATTGTCGTTTGCATGTCGTTAGATTGTCGTTTGCCTGACGTTTGTCTGACGTTTGCTTGTCACTTTGCTTGTCGGTAGTCTGGTACATATCATACTTAACCACAGTAAATACGGTATATCTGTTTGTTGTTCTGCTTGTCACTTCGCCAGTCTTTTTTAAGTGAGCAATCGAAGTTCTGACTTCGCGTTCTGTAAGTCCTGTTTCATCAATTAATTTTCCAATTGAAGAAATAAATGACCCCCTTGGAACAATTACTCCTTTAAAATTTCCATCTTTCCAATTTGCTTTAAGTAGCATGTGAATAAACATCCGGCTGGTGTTAATATCTGAATACCATTCCCACTCCAACAGTCCACGACTTAATTTCACATAATTGCCATCCAATCATTCCACCTCCCGGATTAAAGGACATATCAGCTATAACACTTAAATTCCTCTCTTTAATATTTACACTATGCATTTAATAACTCCTTTCTGAAATCCATTACAAACTGGCCAGATACATCAATTCGTAAAGCCTGCTTAAAATAGCTTTCCTGTTTCTCTGTTTCTTCCCGGCAATCATCACACACACCGCCAACCAGTTCCCCAGCATCTACATTTGCCTTACACTTCTTACAGGTATACATAAGACCACCTTTCTTTACTTCTCGTTAAATTTGTGTTACAATGCACGAAATGGATATTTTATATCCCCTTTTCGAAGGATGATGCGAACTCGCCAAAGTTTTGACGCATCATCCTTTTTTAATGTAACAATCATCTTTACTCTCCTTGCAGGTCTGCTTGTCCACGTTATAACCAATCCATATCAGCAATGTTCCAATTACTCCCACTGCTCCACAGATAACTGGATTGGTATCGTAGGAACTGAATCCTAATATCATTCCAACAAAGCCTATTCCTGCAATTATGTCTCCAAGATACTTCATAGCTTGTCCTTCCTGCCGCTTATGCGGTCTTTGGTACTAAAACAATTCTTTCTGCAGCCTGCTGATTTAACTTATTCCCAGCAAGTTTCTTTTCTTCATCCGTTAAGGTATTGACATTTCTATAATTCGTATCATCACCAAACCGGATATAAACATTGGTCTTCACTTCACCACCTCCAGTACATATTATGTTGCTGTACTTGTACTTAATTTTTAATTTTGCTTCATTTTGTATATCAAACCGCATGTTCAATAAGTGGTAAAATGCTTTTCTGTTTGAGAAAATCATAAAGAAATAATCTTCCCTTCTGTGTCCAATACGCATGTTCCTTAGAATGCTGTATTCCACTTGCATCGGAATAATTGTGTGTTTTCATTTTCAAATAACCATTCCCCTGATATTTTGAATAAAGCACCCATGTATCGCCCTGCTTGTACTGAATTCCCATATCATGAAGCATTGCATTGAACTTCTTTGCAGACATCCCATAATCTTTTGCTATAACTGTTGTCACGATTAAATCTTTACACTGAAGAATCATGTCATAATAAGATGCTTTAGGCTGAAGTTCTTCAATAACTTTCTGCTGTTCTACAACTTGCCCGCCAAGGAATCTGCATCTATCCTTTAAGCTACTGATTGTCTGGTCTGCCATTTTTAATGCTCTGGCAAATGCCTGCTCTGGTGTGTTCCACGCCTTCTCTAAGTCAATAAGATACTGTCTGCACCTTTTTCCAGATTCGGTTCTACTCATAAGACAGATATGTTTTGCCATATCTACTGAAATCGCATAGTCCTGAAGTTCTCGTTGAGCTCCATTATTAACAACTGTACCCGAAAGTACGCTTGTAAAATCCTCCCCCTCAATAAATCCCTTGCTATTGGTTTCAAACCACGCACTAAATCTTTTCTCAATATTCAATTTTTCATGCAACTCTCTTGCAGACACTGTATGCGTATCAAAATTAACTACAATAAGTTCGTCCATATTATTCGCCTTTCTCTGTAAAAATTTTTCTCAACTCAACAGCTTCTTTACTGTTCTGGAGAATACTCTCTTTAAAAGCATTACTGTCTGACGCTACCAACTGAATGAGTAATGATGCTTTCGCAAGTCCTTCCTGTCTGCCACGTCCATATCCAATGCGATACGCTTCTCTTTCCTGTTGTGTCATATATCCTGGAATGTTCATTTTATCCGCCTTCTTTTTTTACGTTTACGTAAGTTATTTTGCAAAAAAAATTTCAAGTGGAGAATCCAGCTTAAGAAAGACACAGATATTCTGTATCTCATCCCTGCTAAATTCACTTGTCCCATTAATTTTTCGATATAGCGTAGATTCATTAATATTAAGGTATTCTGCCACATCTGCGATTGTTTTCCCACTTTCAATTACTGCTGCCTTAAACTTCAATTTGTTAAACAACTTCTATTCGCTCCTTTTCTTTGTTTTACGTTTCCGTAAATTTAATATAGCACACGTTTTACGCAAATGCAATACGTTTTTGCAATTTTTTTATATTTTTTGCATTTTCGTATTGCTTTTTTGCAATAGTAACATTATAATTAAGGCATAAAGAAAAAGGGGTGAAAACCTATGGATGTAAAAGATATTTTGAAAAATAGAAGACTTGAAAAGCAACTTACTCTTGATGATGTTGGACATTTAGTAGGTGTATCTGCTGCGACTATTTCACGTTGGGAAAGCGGAGATATTGCAAATATGAAAAGAGATAAAATCGTAAAACTAGCGAAAGCACTTGATATATCACCTGCTATCATAATGGGATGGGATGAGACTATTTCATCAAATGATACGCAACAGCACCTAGACCCAGATGTCAGACGTATCGAACGTGCTAGACAAAAAATGCCAGAAGCAGATAAAAAATTTATGATGGATATGTTGGAACGTTCTTTTTCAGAATATTTCAAGGATGATGGTTCAGATGACCCAGACTAATATCTCTTTAGAACGTCGAAAAGAAATAAAAGAAGCGGTGTATAAAACACTTACTCATTATGATAATTATTTTATTCCAGTAAAAATAAAAGCAATAGCTCGAAGTTTTACTAATATCCGCTTGATTTCATATAGTAAACATATGAAAAAAATGAATATGCCATATGATGGCATGCTAAAATTTGCCGGAACTAAAGATGCTTGTACCGATTATTATGCCAAAGCCAATTTATTCATAATATATTACAATGACATAGACAGAAATATTACAACCTCAAATCGCTATCGTTGGAATATTGCTCATGAACTTGGCCACATAATGCTTGATCATCACATTACTCATGAGAAAACGAGAATATTTCGAAATGAATTATCTTGTAGTGAATATGACGAGCTTGAAGAGGAAGCTGATTACTTTGCTTCACTTATTTTAGTTCCACATGCTGCTCTACTTGGATTTCAAATTAGAAATGCAAATTATATTAAGGTTATGTGTAAAATATCTGAACCAGCAGCCAAACGACGTTTTTATGAATTTGTTGAATGGAAATCTCATATTGGTTCACAAGATGAATATGACAAACGAATTTTTCATTTATATTATAATTTTATTTACAAACGCAAATGCAAGCACTGCAATGCTAGCTTAATTCAAAGATACGGAAAGTACTGTCCTATATGTGGGCAAAAAAATACTTTAGAATGGGGAGATGGTAATAATATGAAATACCCTTTATTAGATACTTATCAAAACGGCAAATTAAAAGAATGTCCAAACTGTCATAACGAAGAAACAAATATTGAAGGAGATTACTGTCAAATCTGTGGCAAATATATTATTAACAAATGCTCAAATATAAACTGTCAAAATAATGAGATACTTCCTTCAAACGCAAGATACTGTCCTATATGCGGAGGAAACAGCACTTTTTTTGACGCAAAATTTTTAAAGGCATGGGACTACAAAGAATATAAGAAATTATCCGATGGCTTTATGAATATTCCGGACGATATTATTGATGAAGAATTACCTTTCGACTAAACTATAGGCTGCTACCGCAGTAAATACGGTATATGCACTACAGTTGATAACTATGCTGTTATTTTTGAGCCTACCATTGCCGTACTTAAATTGATATAAAATTTTTGACAATTTTTTAACAAGAATACTTGACAAGACCTTTGCATATGCTATAATTGTTCCAGTAGGAAATAGCTGCTGGGCGGCTACAGATTGAGTCTTGGGAAGGTTTTCCAAGGCTCTTTTTGTTTTATTCACCAAGGAGGATGTTATGAATTTATACGATATTGAATATTCAACCATTGAACAACAAGTGGAAAAATTAAAATCACAAGGTCTCATTATTTCTGATGAAGATTTTGCAAAATATCAACTCAGATGTTATGGGTATTCGAATCTCATAAAAAGTTACCGCTCACCCTATGTTATTTATGAAAATGGTAAAACAAAATATCGCTCTGGAGTTACTTTTGAACAAATTGCATCCATATATGAACTCGATAAAAACATACGAAATTCTGTTATGGCTGCTATGCAGGATTTAGAAGAGCATTTTAAGGAATTATCTGCAGATGTCGTTGCCCATTCGTTTGGAACGCATCAGGATGATTATTTAAAATTCAGAAACTATCAAAACAAACGAAAATCACTAGAAAAATTTAGATTGGGACCTATTCTTGATTCTCTTAGAGCACAATTGCAATCACCCAAAGACCCAATTAATTATTATTATAGTACCTACGGAGTCGTACCACCGTGGATACTTTTTAAAAGTGTTTATTTTAGTACAATGGTCAACTTTATCGACCAATTCAAATCTCCTCAACAAACAGAGTTAATGCATCTTCTTTTTGATTTTGAAAATATGGATATGTCTGAATCTAATGCACGTATGTTAATGATGGACATATTGTTTGTCTGCATGGAATACCGTAACAATGCTGCACATGGAGGACGAATGTATGATTTTCTTCCACGGAATACAATACGTTTCAGCCAAATATTGGGGCCTGACTATCCTGATTTTAACCCACGATATCCTAACTTAATTGATCTGTTAAGTGCTTTACGGTACCGAAATCCATATAACGCTTTGGATTTTACATTAACTCAAGAAATTAATCGTCATTGCGCTATTTTTCCGCAGGATGTTACCTATTTAGGTCAGTTACTAAATATTAATATTGAAGTACATAACATTGTTCATATAACTGCTAATAGCAGAAAATATCATACCAACCCTAATTGCAGTGGTATTAAAGATTCATCTACTGTTGAACTATCCTATGCTATAGAAAATGGATATATCCCCTGCAAACGCTGTTGTAAATAAAAAACCGCCCCACTCTTTCAAGCAAGGCGGTATGCTTCCGAATAATACGAAAGCCCTAAGCAAGCATATTGTATCATTCCGGAAGCAGCTACGCAAGCGGAACACCCGTTCCTCGCTGGCTGTTATTTTTGTACCCATTTTTTCATACACTTAACAAAGGAGTGATAACATGACCAATAACACCTCCATGCGTACCGGTGCCCTCTACATCCGGGTATCTACCGGCAAGCAGGAAGAACTATCCCCGGACGCTCAAAAGCGGCTGCTCTTAGATTATGCTTCCAAGAACAATATCATTATCTCCAATCAGTACATCTATGAAGAAGATGGCATATCCGGACGTAAAGCGGATAAACGTCCACAGTTCCAGGATATGATTGCCCATGCCAAATCAAAAGAACATCCCTTTGATGTAATTCTGGTATGGAAGTATTCGAGATTTGCCAGAAATCAGGAAGAATCCATTGTCTATAAGTCCATGCTCCGGAAAGACCATGTAGAAGTCATTTCCGTGTCCGAGCCGCTGGTGGATGGTCCTTTTGGTTCATTGATTGAGCGAATCATAGAATGGATGGATGAATATTATTCTATCCGTCTGTCCGGTGAGGTTGTGCGAGGTATGACGGAGAACGCTTTAAGAGGGCGAAATCAGGCTCGACCGCCTTTAGGCTATAAAGTACCGCATGCCAAAGAAACTCCCGTTATTGTGCCAGAAGAAGCTCTTATCATACATACGATATTCGACATGTATACCGAGAATGGTGCCAGTATGTTTGCAATTGCAAAACACTTAAATAACCTCGGCTATCTTACCTCACATAAGAAGCCATTTGAGCGGCGGAGTATCGGCTACATTTTAAGCAATCCTACTTATATTGGGAAATCCGTCTGGAACCGTCATTCTAACGATAATAAAGCATTAAAGGATGAATCCGAATGGATTATAAGAGATGGCAGCCATGAGCCGATTATCAGTGTGGAACAGTATGAAAAGGCACAGCAGCGTGTCAAAGCAGAATATGCACCCAAATATGCCAAGCCGCCGGAACTGCACCGGCATTGGTTATCCGGCATGGTAAAGTGCCACACCTGCGGACGCTCCCTCTCCACTTCCATTCATAAGGATAAACGATACGGACGGACATACACGAATTTTCAATGCTATGGATATTTAAAGGGGAAGTGCAGCGTGTCCCATCAGATTTCCGCCCGGAAACTAGAACCTGCCGTGTTGGAAGGTCTGAAAGAAATTATGGAAGGTGTGCGACCGCTCCAGTTTAAAATCATCAAGTCAGAAGAACCAACCGCCCAGTCCGCCCATGAGATACTCACCGAAAGACTGCATGACATTGAGAAAAAGGAAGAACGTATCCGGCAGGCTTACCGGGATGGCATTGATACCATAGAAGAATACCGAGACAATAAAGCCATTCTTTTCAAAGAACGGGCAGAAATAGAAAGCCGGCTGGAAGAATTAACCCCTGCTCCTGTTCCATCTGAGACAGATACAAGGGAACTCATGCGCAACCGGCTTAAGAATGTATATGAGATACTTTCCAGTGAGGATGTCTCTACCGTCACCAAAAGCAATGCGCTAAAATCCATTGTAGATAAAATTGTCTATGACAGTGAAAAGAAAGAATTAAGCATTTATCTCTACTGCTCCGACACCCTCTAAACCCGCATAAAATAAGGCTTTAGACGTACTACATACGCAAATGGGAAAAGGATGACTCAGTGGGGTTCGAAATACTTAGCCGACCAGGGATATTCCACCATTGAGATTCTGCGCTACTATTACGGCAGCAGTATGTATATCAACACGGCGGATGAAATCAGTGGTGTGCCTGCTTCCTGGCCGGGCAGCAACCTTGAGGTTGGTTCTACCGGGGATAAGGTGCGGATGCTGCAGGAGCAGCTGAACCGGATTGCACGTAACTACCCTGCGCTTCCGACTATTGCCGTGGATGGCATTTATGGTTCTGCAACCAAAGCTGCCGTAGAAAAATTCCAGTCCATCTTTGGGCTTCCTGTTACCGGAATTGTAGATTTCCGTACCTGGTACCGTATTTCCGAAATTTATGTGGCTGTTTCAAGAATTGCAGAATTATATCAATAAATTTCATAACTTAAACCTTTTCGGGAATTCTTTTTCCCACAAATCCATAGTAATTATGAAAATACAATGCTATACTAAATTCATATTACGAATTTACTGGAGGGAAAAATAATGCATACATTTCAACCATATCCAATTGACCTTATGGAAATGAATCCATTTACTAAAATCGGCAAAGAATGGATGTTAATCACAGCAGGTGATGCGAAGAAAGCAAATACAATGACTGCAAGCTGGGGCGGTGTTGGTGTCCTCTGGGGCAAAAATGTTGTCTACATCTTTGTAAGAGATACACGCTATACCAAAGAATTTATTGATAATGGAGAGACATTCTCACTGACCTTTTTCGATGAGTCCAATAAAGGAGCTTTAAAATATCTTGGGGCTGTTTCCGGACGTGATGAAAATA